GTGGATACTGAAAAGAGAGATGTCGTGCAGGTGAGCCTTGGAACTGGCCCATCAGCAGCATGCTTGCATGTGTGCCTAAACTGCCCAACAACTGCCGCCGCGGGTGCCCGCAAGAGGGTTTGTGTGGCCCCTCCCTCAGCGAAACCAAAGGAACTTTACAACTTCCGAAGGTTCGTGAGGATCTACATTCAGGAGAATTTCGTAAGTCTCCCTTCTGATGTGGATGTTTCGGTCGAATCATGGCTGGAACGCACAAATTACCCCGACTGGCGCAAGAAGGAATTGCGCGAGGCCTGGGAAGCAGTCGATGACATTTGGGACCCTAAGAAGGCCCAAAAGTACTTCGCCTGTGCGTCCTTCATTAAAGATGAGGTATACCCGACCCCCAAGCATGCCAGAACGATTAACTCACGTTCTGATGCGTATAAGTGTGCTGTGGGTCCTATCTTTAAGCTGATCGAGGAAGAGGTGTTTAAGAACCCCGCCTTTATTAAGCATGTTCCTATGGAGAAACGTCCCGATTATATACTCGAGATGTTACATAGAGAAGGAGCAAAATACATAGCAACAGACTATACGGCGTTCGAATCCCAGTTTGTTGTTGAGTTGATGGCAGCGTGTGAGTTTGAGCTTTACTCATACATGGTCAGGAACCTACCTTCGGGTCCTGATTTCAATAAACTTGTTGGCAAAGTTATTGGCGGCCGGAACGTCTGTAAGTTTCGGGAATTCGTGGTTCAACTTGATGGAACACGGATGTCCGGGGAGATGTGCACATCACTGGGCAATGGATTTTCAAATCTGATGTTTATGCTTTATACTTGCCAAAAGGTTGGTTGCGAGCGTGTGATAGGCGTGGTTGAAGGAGACGATGGTCTCTTTACCATGATAGGAAACCCCCCTACGAAAGAGGACTTTGCCGAACTCGGCTTAGTAATAAAAGCGGAAACCCATACGAAACTGGAGACCGCTTCCTTCTGTGGAATGGTATTCGACCTAGAAGATAGGCGTATCATCTCAGACCCCCGAAAGATACTAGCGACTTTTGGGTGGACATCCAGGCAGTACGCACGTGTGCGTCCCCACAAATTGCGGGGTTTGCTTAGATGTAAGGCTCTTTCCCTAGCATATCAA